TCCGACACAGTTGGAAAGGTCAAAGCTTTTAAGGATGCGTTGGAGACAGACGATTAATTGTCATCAACCCCTTACGAAAATATATCAATTATTGTATGCCCCATTACGTTAAGAACAAGGATCTCTTGGTGGAGATTCTTATATCGAAGGAACAGGGTAAGCTCACAGATACTGCAGTTAACATGCTCATACTGATCGCCAACGAAAGCAACAAGAACTTAAGGTACAAAGATCCGATGGACAAAGAAGACTGTATATCCGCCGCTTTAGAGGATCTCATCAAGTACTGGGACCGGTTCAATCCGGAAAAATCAACCAATGCTTTCGCATTTTATTCTCAGATAGCCAAACATGGGTTTGCAAAAGGTTTCAAAAAATTACACCACCCTGACAAAGGTCAAACATTGTCAATATCCGAAGATAATATCTATTTATAATGATAAAGAACGTGGGACCCAATAAAAATGGGCGATATAAACAGAATCTATTCGTACCTAAGAACCCGCATAAGTATATAGGGGACCCCGGGCGCATCATATCACGTTCAAGCTGGGAATTGAGATTTTGCACATGGTGCGATCTACATCCTAACATCATAAAGTGGAACTCGGAGGGTGTCGTCGTGCCTTACATTTCGCCGCTCGATAATAAACAGCACAGGTACTACATAGACTTTTGGGTCTGCATAGAGCGAGATGGGGTCAAGTCGCAATACCTGATAGAGGTGAAGCCGAAGACGCAAACGTTACCACCAAACAAGAAACTCACATCAGCTGTGAACGAGGGTAAAGCCACAACGGCACAGTTAAAACGGTATAACCGTGAGCTGCGGGTGTACATTGTAAATAAGGCCAAATTCATAGCAGCGACCGCCTACGCCAGATCACGGGGTATGACATTTCAGGTGTGTACGGAAAATTTTTTATTCTGATGATGCAAGCAAAATGGAAACATCTCGTTCTAAATACATATAACTAACGATGGCAGATGAATCATTTGACAAGCAGTGGAAGCAATTTCTGAAGGAGCAGGGGTCTTTTGGCAAGGCCGCAAAGTCTTCGTACAACCTGTGGAAGAAGAAGTACCACGGCAGTGGAGACCGGAAGCTGGGCAAGCCCGAGGAGGAACTTACTACCAAATTGCTGATACCGGGAAAAATTTACACTTGCATGTACGCCGGTTTGGACGAGCTAAAGTCGGGGTCGCAATTCATAGATCACTGGCCGGTGTTTTTCTCGATGGGACACATAGTGACCGGCGATAAGGTGTACGAGACCGGGATAGATTTCAATCTCGTCCCGCCGAAGGTCAGGCCATACATTGTGGAGAAGCTCCATAAGTATTATAGGGCGGTCATAGACAAGAACATAAAGCAGATCACTAGGGGGAAGAAGGGTGCGAAAGCGGTGAAGATAAACTTCAAGCTGGCCCAAGCCATATTGGCCGGGACTGGATTCGAGAGGGCGTACATAATGCTGCATCGCGAGAAGATGGGGAAGATAAAGGTTTACGACTATGCCGACTGGGTTAGCGTGGTGGCTCTGTACACAGCGGGGATACGTGGCAAAGGCGTTAACAAGATATACCAGGACTACATAAAGAACATGGGGCAGATGCCGAAAGAGAAGGAGTCGTTCATCAATAAATTAAAAAAGTAAGATACATATATAAATAAATTATTATGGCAGGGNTTTTAAATCGCATAACGGACAACGCGTTATTCAACACTATACAGACGAGGATAAAGGACATCGCGAATCTAGGCATGAGATACGATGACAAGGTTGTGAAGAACTCACAAGCTATCGGTGCAACTGAGGGCCAGTTCCTAAAGCAGGGCATCATGGGCGACGACGCTCTCATGTACACACTGTCCATGGCTGATATTGGTCCAAAGAAGTACATCGCGCATTTCGACAAGGACTACCAGTCAAGGAGGGAGTTCCTTCGCAAGTTCTCCTTGAACGGGGAGATCCAATGGTGCTTAGACACCATTGCAGATGAAGCGATAGTGCAGGACGAGAACCAGTTTTTCTGCTATCCCAGCAACATGACGTTAGACGTGGAGGACGAGGTTAAGGAGAAGTTCGAGGATAACTTTAACAAGATCTATAACTTCTTCCACTTCAATGATGACATCACTGCTTGGCAGTACTTCTATCAGTTGTTAGTCGATGGGTTTTTGTGCTTTGAGATCATATACGATGACAAGGCGGAGAACATAATAGGGTTCAAGGAGCTGGACGCTATCGAGCTAAGGCCTTCGGTTGAGAAGCAGGTGGANGGAACATTCAAGAACGTGTGGTACCAGAACGAGGAGGACGTTAACATGAGGAGAACACTTTACGATTCTCAGATCATATACATCGCGTACGCCAAAGGCAACGCGCTGACAAGGGTGAGCTACGTGGAGCGGCTGATAAGGNCATTCAACCTGCTCAGGATCATGGAGCACACCAGAGTTATTTGGGCCATCATGCACGCGTCATTCAGAATGAAGATGGTCGTACCGATTGGGTCCAAGTCGCCGCAGAAGGCGAAAGAATCCCTCGGCCAGCTTATGTCCGTATACAAGGAGGACATACGGTTAGACTACGATTCAGGTGAACTGTTNGTTAATGGTAGACCGAACATCCCATTTTACAAGAACTACATGTTCCCTAACAAGAACGGTGAGCAGACAGATATTGAAGTGATGAATGGTGACGGACCGGACCTATCTGACACTACGCAGCTGGACTACTTCTACAATAAGTTGAAGGTAGATTCCAAGATACCGTTCGCCAGGTTCGATCGTGGCGCCGGTGGAGGACAGTTCCTAATGGGCGCGGACGGCGCGGATAGGGAGGAGATCAGGTTCAGCAAGTTCATCAACAGGCTCAGGTCCATATTTCAGGAGGTGATGGTAAAACCCGTTTACCTGCAGATGATATTGGACTACCCGGATCTGAAGGACGACGAGGATTTTAAGAGTGCTGTGGGCATCAGGTACAACAAGGACAACGTGTTCGAGAAACTGAAGGAGATGGAGACGATGCAGAAAACACTCGAGTTCATAGGGGCGATGGGTGACCTCACAGTGACGAGGAACGGAGCTGAGGCGCCATTCTTCCACCCCAAGTTCTTGATTAATAAGTATATGCCATTGTCCATGTCTGATAAAGATGCGAATGATAAATATTGGGAGGAAGACGAAGAGTCAGCACCACCAGCTGAGGAAGGCACGGCCGAGGAAGGTACGGCCGAGGAAGGTACGCCACCGGCCGAGGAGGAAGGCGGGGGAGGCTTCAACCTATAAAAATAGGAAACATTTCATAATCAAGGCGTATAATTTTTATACGCCTTTTTTTATGGAACCTACAGTAGAATCATCAAACACAACATACGAGGACCACGTCGCAGAGACCATCTTACTAAGTCAGCGTTTACCAGTGGGCAGCTATTGGAAAGATGACAAATTCGTTTATAAGATAAATCAGATAGTGCTAGGCGATGGCATCGCTTCGGCGGCGTGCACCAAGATAACAACAAAATCGCGTGACCCGCTGTACAGCTACGGCATATTTGAGAGCTCCGCGTTCGTACACGACATAGACAAACTGACCGAGATCGATTTCGATGAGTATGATAAAGCGCAAAACCAGATAGTATCGATGATATGGGACAAAAACAACGAACTGTTCCAGAAGCAGTGCTTGTTGAAGATGCCGACCGAAACGCCGTTCGAGGATTTTGATACGTTGCACGACGAGATCATAGAACTGGACGGATACCAGTACTTCTTTTACGAACCATTATTAAATAACATGACGTGCTTTCGATTGATGCGCGTGGACATGAACACGTACGACGGTGCAAGCACCGAGTATGACGGCTGGCACTTCTTCATGAATGACAGGGAATTGTTGGGAATAGGCCCAAAAAGCTCACATAATAATTTCGGCGATGTTATAAACAGGCACAGGATATTCCCCATAACCGAGTTCCAGTTCAAACATCTGTCTGAATTCATTGAAAACAAGCCCTAAACTAATATGAATTACATAAAGGAAGACCAGATAATGATCGTCAGGTCTACAGACAATGCGAGGGCCTATGATTACTCAAGTTATGCGTTTCGATTCAATGGTGATATAGTTGCAGCGATCGATGACTTCAAGCTTTTAGAACTTCCAGAGTACAAGGGCGACTTCGAG